GTAGAGCCGTTGCGAGTGATCTCGACAGGCTCAGGGATGGCAAGCTGATGCATGGCGATCGCACCAGGAAGAACGATAAAGGACGTCTTCGTCCCACCGATGTCAACACCGGCACCACCATTGATCTTGCTGAGTTCAGTAGAGCTCATGCCCTGGGCAGCACGAGTCTGGATCAGACGGAGCTTACCCTGGAAGATGGTACTAAACTCGATATTACCGTCGACAATCTTGGTCTCATCAACCAGATTGGCGGAGCGGAGAGACGACATGATCTCAGGCGAGGCGAACAGATATGCAAATTCAGGCTCGTAGTCCTTCCACGCCTTGCCAAACGCGTCAAGGAAGTACTGAGCACGAATAGCGCCCTGCAGCGACGCGGAAGCGGCTTGAATCGGGCCAGACGAGTTACCCAGATCGACATAGAAGCCGTACTTCTTGTCAGTGGGGTCATTCTCAAAGCTCTGACCACCGAGGCCAGTAGCACCAGAGGCAGAAGCAGCGCCATTGAGAGCTTCAGAGATAGCAACACCCTTGAGCACGGCCAGAATAGCATTATGCTCGTCGCGAGTACGATGTTCGGTGAAGTCACGAGCAACCTTAGCAAGGCCATCCTCTTGAGTGACGACTTGCTGCATGTTGACCTTGGTAGCGCCATACGTGCGAACGGTCTTGATGTATGTCAGGAAGTCCTGCGCATACACAGAGCCGGTTCCAGCCTGCGCATTCGTGATGGATGCGACGTTGATAGTCGGGTTCATCGGCTTATACCAACGAACCTGTCCAATGAAGGTTTCAGTGCTAGGATCGATATCGGGGTTAGTCCCTACGATGCCGGTGCCGGAAATCTTCTTAGCGTTGGTGTAAGCTTCGTCGGAGAGTGCGGAAATAGCCTCTTGAAGAACGAAGTTGGTTGCACCAGAAATATCTGTTTTAACGCTCATATATCAATTCCTTAATTGTTACGAAGAGTACCTTCCGCAGCGCGTTTGATAATCTCCGCATTTGATAGATTGAGAAGAGAGGTAGGTTTCTGCTCACCCTTAGTACTGTGATGAGCGGTACTTCCACCGCCACTGCTCGTTTTAGGCTTGAACAAGAAGGACTGAGACTCATCGGAGGCGAATGCCTTGATGAATTCAGAAATAGACTTTCCAGACTTGTGTGTCCAGATACCCTGCTCGTTCCTAACCAGTTCATTTGTAATCTCACGGAAGGCTAGATCAGATGCCTTCTCGTTTCTGAATTCCAGACCAGCGAGATGAGTTCGCACTTCATTGTTTCTGGCAAGCTCGGTATTAGCCTTCTCCAGATCTTTGATCTTTGCGTCCTTTTCCGCCAGCTGCATTTCAGACAACTCTTTGTGTTTTCCTTCAGCCAACAGCTGAGCCTTTATAGCCTCATTCTTCTCACGTTCGAATTCCGCGACTTTCTGCAGAGCCTCGTCCCTCGCCTTGTAAGCGCCGTCAAGCTTGACTTTAATATCAGCAATAGCTTCAGCTACTTTAGTTGCAATGAGCGTCTCCGTGTCCGGAGGTGTGGTAACAGCCTTTTTAGCTGCCTCAAGATCCACCGTCAGTTGCTGTACTTGCTGAGTAAGCTTTGCTACTTGTTCATTCAATTCAGCTTCAGTTGCCATTTTGTTACCTTTCGGGCACAGCCCTTTATTTAACAAGCACTGCTTGTTTAACCAATACCATACCAATACCGATTATTCTTGAATTCTTCTTCTACCTTCTCAAGAATTTCTTCGGGATGGAGGATATCCTTCTCTGTGAGTACCTTGCCACCGACTACGCTCCTACCAGCCACAGGGATAAGACCCGTATCGATTGCTTCGTTAAGATACTTCAAATATAACTCTCTTGGCAGACCTCTCCGATACATTTCATCTAGAGTGGCCTTAATTGAATCATTACCTGCGGCTTTCGCGTATATTTCGCGGAGAGCTTGCCTAGCAGGTAACATTTCTGCTGCGTTTGTAACAAAAGCGTCATGAACGGTAGATGTCGTTATACCCTTATCGCGCCCCCATAGATGAAAGTTCTTAACTATAGTTGCATCGTTCGAATGATTGCCGTTAACAGGAAAAGCTGTTCTAGCCTTTTGAGCGTCAACAATATCATTTATCTTGCCGGACGCGTTGGTTATTTCTTCCCACCAAGTAGGGTCTGTTTTCTGAGGCACTTGTAGAATGTTAGTTACCCAGTTACCGTGTGCGTCCTTGTAGGACAATCTCTCTTCGAACACTTGAGTGAAATTCTGCTCTACGATCTTACCGTCAAAATTTACCCATGGAATGTTAGTCCAGCTTTTTGGTAGCTTCTTTTCTCTAACACCATAAAGTAATTGAGACAGTATACCATTAGGTTTCCACCCAGGGACCTTATTGATCATTTCAGGCGGTTTTACTCCCTCTCCTAGCAGAGCCTTCTTAGCTTCTTCTGTAAGATTGTACGCACTCTTGCTAGGCTTAGCATGAGTCACAAAATCTTCGGCCAGTCTGCCAAAATACCTAGTGAAATCCTTTAGAATTGGAACTTGTTCGCGCAAGTGCTGACTCATTATTTTTGCGATAGTAGCAAAATCGTCTGGAGTAACGACGTTAGAGTATTGTCTGGATAATTTCTCCACAAGCTCTCTTGTTTTAGGATCTAGAAAATAAAGCTGCTCCATCATGTCGTCGCCGGGGACCAGTCCCTTATTGAAGACATCTTTCACATCTTTTCTTAACGCCATTAATTCATCAGCTGTATCAGGATCAAAACGTTTGTATCTAGCTGCCATAGCGCTGATTTCGTCCAACACTTTATCTCTCTCAGCGGCTTTGACCACAAGTCTCTCGGTATCTTTTCCTAATATTTTGGCTAGTTTTCCTTCTACGTTCATAATACCGGTTCTTTCACCGGCACCATAAAAAGTTACCATATTCTGGGCTTTACTAGCCTTCCTTAAATCTTTTTCAGTAAGTCCTAGTTTCTTGTTCAGTTGTTTAAAAGCAGGATCGTTATAAGTAGCGCGAGCAATCTCATCATAGAGACGTTTCTTTTGATTCGTCGGAATGACATTTGACAGCTCAGCCAGCTGCTTATTCTTAGTCGTTAAGGCGATTATCTGTGCACCAGAGGAAGAGGCATCCTGCTCCAATGCAATAGCAATCTTATAATTCTTTAAGTTAACGAGATTCTTATTGGAGAAGTTACCTCCAAGATGTTCATTTATTTTTGCAAGTTCTATTGCAAATCTGAGAACTTTTCCCTGTTCCTCTCCATCGATGTGCGCCAAAAACTCGGACTCTAGTACAGCCCTGATGTCGTTAGGCTTTCCTCTCAACAAGTGATTTCCTATCTTTATCATTTCTGGACGCCACTTTTCGGCAATAGATTGGCGCCCTACAACAGACAAAGAGTTGTGTCGGCCCTCTAAAGCATCTGAGGCGCCACCTAAGAAACCGCCTATCTGATCTTGTAGATTTAAAAAGCCTTCTCTACTAAAACTCTTCTCGACAGCAGTGTTTAGAAACGGTCTAAACGTCTCTCCTGACTGAGCTGATATTAAACCTCGATCGTATATACGGGCTCTATGATCTAGAAAAGCGTGATTACTGAAAGCCTTGTCTTCCTTTG